GATGGCCACCAGCTACGCGGCCAAGACCGGCCGCGATGTCACCGAGATGTTGGGCCTGCTGACCGACGGCCAGGACCACTGGTACACAGCCGCAGAAGCCAAGGCTGAACAGTTCATCGACAGCGTGGTGGTGGCCGTTCCGGTCGCCGCGGCGCTCGACCTTTCGCGCTACCGCGCACTCCCTGCGGCAGCTGCCGCGCATTCCCCGAGGAAAGCACCCATGACCGACCGCACCGCGGCGACGGGCGGCACGCAGCCGCAACCCGTCGACAACGAGGCCGAGATCGCCGCCCGCGCGCTCGCCAACGACAAGACTCGACGCGACGGGATCGCCGCCCGGTTTTCGGCATTCGCCGGCCGCGACGGTGTGAGCGCGCTGCAGGCTGCCTGTCAGGACGATACCGCGTGCACGATCGAGGCCGCGGGCGAGAAGCTGCTCGCCCACCTGGCCAAGCATACCGAGCCGCTCGCGGGCACCTACGTTGCGACCGTCGAAGACGAGCGGGACAAGTTCCGATCCGGCGTCAGCGCGGCACTGATGGCGCGCGCCGGCATGGCGAAGGACGACCCGGCAAACAACTTCCGCGGGCGCTCTCTGCAGGAACTCGCGCGTGCTTCGCTCGAGCGCGCCGGCCGCCGCACCGATGGTCTGTCGAAGATGGACCTGGTCGCCGCTGCGTTCACGCATTCGACCAGCGACTTTCCGCTGCTGCTCGCCAACGTCGCTCAGAAGGCGATGATGAAGGGCTACGACGAAGCGCAGGAGACGTTCCAGGCCTGGACGACGAAGGGCGCGCTGCCGGACTTCAAGGCCGCCCGCCGCGTCGATCTGTCGACTTTCCCGTCGCTGGCGAAGGTGACCGAGGGCGCTGAGTACAAGTCGGCGACCATCGGCGAGCGCGGCGAGACGATCCAGCTGGCCACGTACGGTCGCAAGTTCTCGATCACGCGCCAGGCCATCATCAACGATGACCTCGATGCATTCTCGAAGATCCCGCAGCGGATGGGGCGCGCCGCCATCCGCACGGTCGGTGACCTGGTGTACGCCGTGCTGACCAGCAACCCGGCGATGGCGGACACGATCGCGCTGTTTCATGCCGATCACGGCAATCTGCTGACCGGCGCGGCGATCGCTACGAGCTCGGTCGACACGATGCGCGTGGCGATGGCGAAGCAGAAAGACGGCACCGCGGTGCTCGGGATCCGCCTTGCGTATCTGATCGTGCCGGTGGCCCTGGAGGGGACCGCGCGTGTCGTGCGCGACTCCGAGTTCGAGGTCACCGGGTCGAAGAACCTCACTGTCCCGAACAGCGTGCGCGGAACGTTTGAGGTCATCTCGGATGCGCGCCTGGACACGGCGTCGGCGAGCAACTGGTACGGCGCAGCGAGTCCGTCCATGCACGACACGATCGAGGTGGCGTACCTCGACGGCGTCGAGACGCCGACCCTCGAGCAGCAGTCGGGCTGGGACGTCGACGGCGTCGAGTTCAAGGTGCGCATGGACGCCGGCGTGAAGGCGCTCGACTTCCGCACGATGGCCAAGAACCCGGTCTGACCCCAGCTGACGAACTGACACAGGAGCAACAACATGGCCAAGAAGTTCATCCAGCCGGGCGAGGTGATCGACTACACCGCAGGCTCGGCGCTGTCGTCCGGCGCTGTCGTGCTGATCGGGAATCGGATCGGCGTGCTGCTGACGGATCTCGCCAGCGGCGAAGTCGGGGCGGCGCAGGTCACGGGCGTGTGGGAGCTTGCGAAGCTCTCCACCGACGTGGTGACGCAGGGCGCTCTGCTGTACTGGGACGCCGGCAACTCGCGCCTCACGACGACCGCGTCGACGCACAAGCTCGCCGGGTACGCATGGGCAGCCGCGAGCGGCACCGACACGACCGTGCAAATCAAAATCAACGCGTGACCGCGTGCCGTTCGAGGACCTCGAGGCGGGCGTCAACAGCGCCGTTGTGGCGTCGCTGTCGAATCGCACGCTTGTCCTGAACGGCGCCGTCCAAGTCCGCGGGATCTTCGAGCGGGCGGCCGTTGGTGAGTTCGGCCTGGTTCAGTCGTCGTCGGTGCGACTGACCGTTGCCGCTGCCGATGCTGGCAGTGTGGCGCGCGGCGACGTGCTCGACGACGCGACCGAACGTTACCAAGTCATCGGCATCGAACCGGATGGCACAGGGCTTCTGGTTCTGTCTCTGCAAAAACAAGCATGACCAGTAAGGCCGAGCTCGTCACGGCCGCGATCGCGGCGGCGCTCACGGTGCCGGCAATGACGTCGGTGCCGGCCGCGCGCGTGTACCGCGACCTGCACGGCGCCCTGCAGGCTGACCTGCTGCCCGCTGTGGCGATCGAGACGGGTGACGAGCCCGAGCCGAACCACCGTGCCAACGGCTACAAGGTGCGCTTCGTCGACGTGCGCGTGACGGTCGTCGCCAAGGGCGCCAGCCCGTACACGGCCGCCGATGCGGCGCTGGTCGAGTCGCACGCGCGCGTGCTGGCCGATCGCACGCTGGGAGGTCTGGCGATTGGCATCGATGAGGGCCAGACCAGGCGCGAGCGGGGCGAAGCCGAGGAGCAGCTCGGCGCGATCACGAAGACGTACAGGGTCCAGTATTACACGACCGAGACGAGCATCGAATGAGCACCGACCAAGACCCCCAGCGCGGCGGCAGCTACGTGCGCGACCCGGAGACGGGCGCGCTGACGCCGGCGCCTGCCGAGCCCACCACCGACCAGCCCGCCGACACCGGCGACGAGATCCAGGAGTAAGCCATGCCGTTCGGCCGCATTTTCCGCAATGTCTTCGTGCTCGCGAAGATCGAGACCGCCAGTGGGACCGACGCGGTGCCGACCGGCGCCGCCAACGCGATCCTGCCCGTCGGCGACGTGAAGATCACGGCGATCGAAGCCGACCGCGTGCCGCGCAACGTGAAGCGCGGCTACTTCGGGTCGAGTGGCTCGTTCGTCGGCAGCACCTGGATGAAGATCGAGTTCGCGACCGAAAAGCAGGGTTCCGGTGCTGCCGGTACCGCGCCGGCCTGGGGCCCGCTGCTGCGCGCCTGCGGCTGGGCCGAGGCGATCACGGCGTCGACCCGCGTCGACTACACGCCGATCTCGACCGCACTGGAGACGCTGTCTCTGTACGCGTACTCGGACGGCCTGCAGTTCAAGTTCATCGGTGCCTGCGGCGACCTGAGCGGCGCGACGGTGATCAACGGCGTGCCGGTCTACAACTGGACGTTCTACGCGCCGTACCTGGCGCCGACGGCGGTCGCGAACCCGACACCGACCTTGACCGCGTGGAAAGATCCGATCCTGGCCAACGACGCGAACACCGCCGACCTGGTGCTCGGCGGAACGTACTCGGCGGGTGCGATTTCGTCGGGCACGTCGTACGTCTCCGGAGGGATCGAGTGGGCGCTGGGCAATCAAGTCTCGCGCACCGAGCTGATCGGCGCGAAGCGGTCGGTGATTACCGATCGCAACGTCACCGGCACGATCAAGACCCTCGACCTGACGGCCGCCCAGGAGATCTCGCTGCTGGCCGCGATCCCGGCCGCCACGCCGACGTCGATCGGCATCGTGCACGGCACGACGGCCGGCTACAAGGTGTTGGAGTTCTTCCCGCAGGCGCGCCTGCGGGGCCATGCATACCAGGACGTGGACGGGATCATCACGTCCGACTTCCAGTTCGAGGCGCCGCCCGCATCGGGCAACGACGACGCGCGCATCGTCGTGCTGTAACGCGCCCGGCACAACAACAACGAGGAGAGAACTGTGTTCAAGCTGACACCGAAGGTCGCGGACTTCTGGATCAACGTGGAGCCGGCCGTGCCGGGAGATGAGCAGCCGGATCCGTTCCGGCTGAAGGTGGCGTACGTGCGCAGCAGCGAGATCGACAAGGCGCGGGAAGGCGCGGGCATTCCGGAGTTCGTGCGCCTGGTGGCTCGCGACTGGGATGGTGTGGCGGATGAAGCCGGGCAGGAGCTGATGTTCACGCGTGAGTCGCTCGACGAGATGCTCGATTGTTTCCCGCAGGTGTCGGTTGCGGTCTACACGGCCTACATCTCGGCAATCGGGAACGCC